GGGGAGCGAATAAATTTCGTTGTCGTCGGGATTAATGTAGCAGATCTTGCGAAGGATACGCTTGGCGTCTTTTGAGTACAGCCAATCGTTTACCATATCGCAGCAACGGCTTTCCAAGCTGTCGTATTTGCTGCGCTTGTTATCCTCGCACCACTTGATAGCTTCTTCGAGCTTGGCGCGGTTAACGGGGCAGGGTTCGCCTTGCTTGTTCGGCAAGGCATGCCAATTGTCGCAGCCGCCATGCCCGTCATTGCTAACGATGGCAGTGCGTACACCATCAATGTAAAGCGTAGCCTCGTAGCAATGCGTTTCTTGTGAAGCGAATTCCGAGTGTTTGATGTTTTTTAGTTCTAAGTTCATGGTTTGGTTTCCTCTATTCAGGGGTGAATTGAATGTCGAGATCATAAGCAAAACTACCATCGCTTAATTCTTCGGCGATCAGGTTGACGCGAATGTCGCTAACTTCGCAACCTTGGAAGTACACGTAATTGACGCCGTCAGTCTTAGCGGTTTGCAATACTTCGATCAGGTCGTCGACGGTTTGTTCAACAGGCCACTGGCCGATAACTCTTCTATTCATGGTTTGGTTTCCTCTGTTTGTTGATTGGTTACTACACTCCTTATTATAGATTATGTGCAGCAATATGCAACACATTATTATATAGGGGCTAAGGCGACCGCGACCGACGCGCTCGGCACGACCACACGCAGCCGCGAGCTGGCACGATCCTTGCATCATGCACGATTCATGCCACATCGAGAGTTGGCATCATCCTTGCATGTTGTTGCTGATCGCTGACACTGACAGCTTGTAGGTCCAGGACTACAGCACGTAGGTCCAGGCTGACAGCGTGTAGGTGCCGGCTGACGGGGTGTAGGAGGGGGAAATAGTTTTTGGGGGCGCTCGCTGGAACAAGTACCATATGAACCTAATCCACAGTCGCTCTTCGCTTTTTCGTTTTAACCCCTGGAAAATTTCCGCAACTATCAGGTTTTCCGAAATTGATAGATCGTTATCAGCGTTGATAGTGGTGCTTGCGGGTCCCATCCAGGCGAAAAATATAAATTTTTCGGAAATTTATAGCTTTCTTATATGTGCAGCATCGTGATACACTAAACCCACTCCCCGGAGCCGTCGAGTCAGAGGCGGTTCGCTGACTCGACGTAAGTCCGGGGGGCCAACTAACGAGAGAAACCAATATGTTTAGCTACTATTTCAAGTACCGAATGGCCAAAGACGCGCTCGAACGCGCGGACGAACTGGCCGAAGCAAAAACCAAGGAATGCCGCGAGTTCGCCAAGCGTTTATCGCAGTCGACTATCGACCTCGAGCTGGCAAACACGAAGGCCAACGACCAGGAACAAATAATTGCGCAGCTCAAACGCGAACTGAACGAGGCGAACGAAAAAATACGTGAGCAGACCGGCGCAGATTTGCTGGTCAATGCGCTGCGCGAACTCGGCGTCGTGCCGAAACCGGCGCCGAAGTATGATGCGTTCGCCGAACAGGCGCGGCTGCATCAATTGCTTTACAAGGATAACCGTGATTTAGGCAATCAACGCGCTGGCCAGTCGGCCCAGGCGCACAGAACGGGGTTGTCCGATGTGCTCGGGGGTGCGGTCCGATGAAAATCAACATGACGTTCGAGATTGACGACGAGGACCGGATGGCGTTAGCTATGCGCAACGGGACGAAAGGCCGCGCCGATCGAGAGACGATTGAGACGGAAATCAAGTCCCTGGTCGATACGGCTTTCGAGGATTACCGGTTCGATTACACCGTGTCAAAGGAGTTGGAAGCATGAGCGAATACGACCCCGAGATATACAAGGAAGCCGCGCGGAAATGCTGCGAAGCGTTGGGGCAAAACCCCGATGAAATGGTAAGTTACCCGCACCCGAAAGGTTACGCGGTTCACGTGCAACATCCGCGCTGGATGTCCGTCGCCGTGGAAATGTACCGCCTTGATGTGATGATGGCTTGCCTGAAACGGTGGAAGGAATGAGCAAGCCCGATTTCTGGTACTGCCCGCGCTGTGTTTACCGGTTGACTGAAACCGAGTACCGTAGCAAACCGTTCGACTTTGTTTGCCCAAGGTGTTATCAAAACACGGAAAACCCGCCCAGGGTGATTGATTTCAAGCCGAACAACGCCGAAGCGAGGAAACGCCGATGAAAGATTCAGAGGGTAACGTGATTAAAAAGGGCTGCCGGCTCAAGTCGAGCATGCACCCGGACGGGATTGAGATTATTTGCGACGAGGTCGGCCCGTCGACGGTGGCGTTGAAATCGCACCCGGACGGACTGCCCTGGGTAATGACGCAGGAGGATTTGAATCACTCCAAATGGGTGGTCAGTAGTTACCCGTGGGTGGTCAGCAGCTACCCAAAAGCGACGCCGCCATGATCGACGCGTTAACACCGCTGGATTACCACATCGATGTATTCGTTGCACGGCTGCGTGCGGCGCTCTACGTGATGTTTCACCCGACCACGCGCATGTATGAGGAAACGAAAACGTTTGTGTGCCATCGGGACATCGAAACGCGCGAAGTGGTGCGCTGTGTTGCCGTCGTGAAAGGCTCTATTTTGCACGGCAACCTGCGCGCGGTGAAAATCTATTACGGCAAGCCCCAGGTACCGGTCGAATTGTTCAACGCTTCGCTGTAACTTCCCTTTTTCCGTTAACTGGTGGTAATATCGCCCCGACTCGCGTTGCAACGAGGGCATACGATGTCTTATCACCGAACCGGCGGCAAAGGCGGTACCCGAAATTCGCCGCGTGAGCGCCACGCGGATCGCTTCTTACCCAATTTCAACAAGTCCACGTCAGGCGGTCATTCCAGGAAGCCGAGCAAGGGCCGGCGCATGGACAACCCGGGCAAAGGCAGCAAACCGAAGGACACGCCCGAGCAGCGCTACAAGCGCATGATGGGCGGGCAGAAAATGCGACGCACGGGCTTGGATCGCGCGTTAAGCGGCAAGTCTGGAATCACCGACAAGTACTAATGCCGTTTACGAAGATGGCAAGCGGTAAGTACCGCAGCCCATCGGGGCGCGTGATGACCGGCGCCCAGGTTCGGGCTTACTACGCGAAGAAACGCAAAGGTCCGAAACAAACTCCAAAAGCAAACAACCGACGGCGTAAACCAATGGGCAGGGCAGGAATGGGCGGATGAACGGCAGCACGGTAATCGCACAACCTGGATCGGCGTTTGGCAGCGTCACGCTGCAACAGGCATACGATAACGCGTTTGCGTCGGATCCCCACATACTCGCGCAAACCGCGGACCCGATCCGGTTTCGCTCGGATGCGACCGGGCCGGTCTTGCAGGTTCAGGACACGGTCGGCGCCAACATTCTCGAGGTCGATGACACGTTCGTCGAGGTAGACGGTAATCTCAGGATTGTCGACGCGTTCGTCAACCACGGCGCAGCGAACTCGCTGACGCTCACAGACAACTACGATGCCGGCGTTCCGTTCATCGGCGGCGGCATCCTGTCGAACGGCACGGTCGGCTATTCAAACACGACCTGGATCTGGGCGTTGCTGCAAGAATCCAAGATTTACCAGGCAAGAGTCGGCCCTGGGTTTGCCGCGTTTACCCTGTTTAACGCGCTCGCGCGCATCGAGAACGATGGTAACTTTGACCTGGTTCAGGCGCTCGTTTTAAACAACGGCGTGCGCCATGCACGTACCAGCGCCGGTACCAGCACCACCGTTCAGAATATCGGTTTATCCAATAGCCCGTCGCTTCAAACCACGGTGCTCGGTGCGGTTATGACGAAGTCAACCGGCGACACGGCGGTTACGCACCGTCCTGGTTTTTCAACCGTCGGATTTTCCACCGTCAATTTCGGCACGTCTCGAGGACTTCACTACTTCGAACCAGCAGTAGTCTTGTTTGGTTCGGCAGCGGGCACGGAGAACGTCACGGCGGAAATCGCTGTCGATGTCGAGGCGTTGCCCAGTTTCGGTAACATCGTCAAAAACGCGCTGCGCTCACAACTGGCTGCCGCCAGTAACACGCGGGTAATTAACGCGCTCGGTACGGCGCAATCGGATTTCGGTGGCACGATCAACATGACCGCCGACCTCGTCGGTATTCAATACGGCGCCTCGCAAGACTGGTTCGAAGCCTGGGCCGGTGCGGGTTACAAGATCGAGCAAAATGCCAGTCCGCTTGAACAATTCCGTAAGTCGTTCCCGGCGGCGGGGCGCATGTTATTTGACTGGTCGAACGATATGGAATGGACGGTTAATTGCGTTGACGGTTTCAGCATCGGCGCGCAGTCAGGCGCGAACGGTAACCAGTACGGTAACGTGGTAACCAATGGCCTGACGCCCGCGGCGGCGGGTGATGCGACCGGTATTTTACTGACGCACGCCAACAACTTTGTCAACAACACGGTCGGCACACGTGGGCGCGTTTCGGCCTGGGTGATCAACGGGTTCAGCTATTCCAACTCGACCGGTACCGTTACTGATAGCGACACATTGACCGTATCGGGCATGGTCACGAGCTCGCCGGGCGTGACGATTACCAATCGCCAATCGATCAACGTGATCGCAGGCCGGTCCAGGTTTCAAAGTGCCATGCAATACAACCCGATCAACCCGGCGGCGTTGTCGGCGGGTGATAATAACGATTGGGCCGGGTTGCTGACGGGCAGTGCTAACAACGGCATGCGGCACTGGGCGCGAGTTACCCCGGACGGTGGCGGTACGTCGGTTATTACCGGTATCGACTCGTCATCGGCGCAAGACGGCGATTGTTTTAAGATTACCAACATTGGCACGGTCAACCTGACCATCGGCCATCAAGACGTTGCATCGTCGGCCAGTAACCGAATTATCAGCCCAACGGTAGCCGATTTTGTACTAGCGGCGACGCAAAGTTGTGAAGTAATATGGGATGCTGTGACTGATCGCTGGCGCTTACTTTACGGATCAGGAACTTGATATGACTACTTTACAAGAAGCTTTTGATGCTGGAATTGACGCGGTAATAGCCGATAATTCCTTGAACCGCGGCGGCTTCGTTGACGCGATGCAAACCGTTATCTCACGTGGCCTTAGCAACGCCGAGGGCAATGCCTTCGTCGATGCCGTCGCGGTGTTTTACGAGCAAAACGGAATTATCAACAACCCGACGTACAACAACTTGCGCAACGAAATCGTCAACGAAGGCGCGGACGTAGCGAAACGGCTATTCCTGAACCTGGGCGCGGGTATCAATGCGCTGCCCGAAGCCGTGCCGGTAAACAACGCCGCGCGCTTGCAGGACTTACGCGAGGACCGCGACCAGATTGACGCGGGCCTGACACGCCTGGATGAACTCATCGCAGTCGAACCGCCTGGAACCGTCGGGCGTTTCGTCAAAGATATTTTGCGCCAGGGTAAACAACAGTTGCGCCAGTACAAGCAGGAAGTGCGCGATCAAATCCAAAACCTCACCGGTAACCCGGACTCATAGGAGACTCGCCAATGTCGACCCAAAACGAACCGAAAGAAAATCCGTCGAAGCCAAACGGCGGCAACGTAGCTGCAATGCCGAACGAGGCACCCCAAGCGCCGCCTACGGTGAAATGCTTTGTCGTGCCGATTGACTCGATGGAAGTGCTGCGCGATGCGGTGCGGGAAGCCCCGTACAAGATTGCTCAACAGGCCATCGCGCATATGTCGACGTTCCAAGTGATGGACGTACCGGTCAACATGCCGCAAATCGATGACTGATATTGTTATACAAACAAAGCTGAACGGGGCCGTGGTTAACGGACTGGCTGCCGATCCTGACATTACGATTGTCCGCCTGGATACGGATGCGGTGGTTGTGAACGCTGTCGATATGTCCGACCAGGGCGTCGGCGGACTGTACAAGTTTGACTTTACCGGCGCCGTGGCGGGGCTGCGTTACAGCGGTTTTGTTGACGCCGACCCGCTAAACACGGGGCAGGTCGATGATCGCTACTACATTCTTGCGTTCGATACCGAGCAGAATGATATCTGGCGCGACCGTGGCCTAGATCCGGCGAACGCCAAAACCGTCGATGACAACGGCGTCGCGGATGACGCGGACATTGACGAAGACGTTGCCGCCGGTGATGGTGCGACGATCCATAAGGACGTACTGACCGCCGGTAACGTGACGACGATCACGAGAACGTAAATGTGGGCGCCCCGAGCAGAATCGGAATCGCAACGCACGGCTACCGCCGGGGTGATAGCAATCCGGGCAAGGTTTGCATTGCTACGCACGGTTATCGCTGCCTGGAACCGGATATTGTGGTCGATGACCCGTTCGGTGGCGGCATGGGCCACGGCGCCGTTATCCTGGACCAGATCGAACAGCGAAAGGATTTGCCCGTGGACCCGAAATATATAGCACTCGCCATCATCGCAATCGAGGAAATGAACGAATGACGAGACTAAAAATATTACTGGCTGACTTGATGTTGATCCTGGTGATGTGCGCTAGCGTCAGCTGGCTGATCCTAATGTCACCTGCCCAGGCCAGCGGTTGCTACAAGTGCGTGACTAACGAATACCACACGACCGAAGTAACGCGTAAAGTGACCACGGTTACGGAAGGCATCAGCAATTCGGATTTAGCTTCCGGGTTGACGATGACGGCTTCCGCCGGGGCGCATCAATTCGACTTTTCAACGACGGACTGGCAAGGTTCGATCACCGGCGCCTGGTATGATGACCATGACGCGGTTAGTTTCGGTATCGGCAAGCGTTTCAGCGAGGACTTTTTGCCGAATGTGCTATTACACGGTAATTACACGCAAAACGGCGACGAACAACTATTTGTGATAGGCGGCACGTTTCGGTTTTGAAGACACGCAACGGCGAAAGTGATCGGCGCAAGCAACCTCGAGTTGAGGGGGAGGTTTTGAGCGATGCAGAAATCAAACGCTTGCGCGGAGCATCGGCGTTCGATTGGGCGACCCTATTGCTTCCGAACGTGCCAGTCATCATCAAAGCCTTGTTGCTGCTCGGCGTGGGCGCGAGTGGCGCCGTTGCTGTTCCGCAGGTCTATCAATCGTTCACAGCCGAAGAACAGCCGCCGCCTATCGCGCAGGGAGAAACCGTGGTACCAGTCACGATCACGCCGGAATTGCGGCAATCGCTGGACTCGTTTGATGCAGCGATTACCCGGCACGAAGCGGAGCTTAGTTCGTTGCGCGAAATGCTGGCTGAGGCGGTGGCAGCAACAGGGAAGAAAAGCGCCGATGCCGACGGCATTCAGGATGGTCGACTTGACAGACTTGAGGAACTAGTACAATGAAATATCGATTCGGTCAGGCATCCAGTAAAAAGCTTGCAACGTGTTGCCCTGAAATGATTGCCGTGGCCGCGCGAGCGCTCGAGTTGTCGCCTTACGATTTCACAATTATTTTCGGCTTTCGAGACGAAGCCGAGCAGAACGCGATATTCGAACGCGGTGCAAGTAAAAAGAAATGGCCGGAGTCGAAACACAATGTGATGAACGGCGACCAGCCTGCGAGCGAAGCAATTGATTTTGCGCCGTGGGTGAATGGCGGCATCAAGTGGGACGACACGCACATTTTTGCTGTTGTCGCCGGGTGTCTTCTGGCCGCAGCGAAAGAACTCGGCGTCACGCTCAGATGGGGTGGTGACTGGGACGGCGACGGCTTGAGCAAAGGCGATCAAACCTTTTTCGATTACGGACACGTCGAGGTAATCCTATGAGCTGGAAATCAATTGTTAAACGCGTTGCGCCGGTCCTGGGTACCGCGTTAGGCGGTCCGTTCGGCGGTATGGCGGTCAAGGCCATCACCAGCGCGGTGCTGCCCGAGGATAAACAGGGGCTTACCGGCGAGGCGCTGGAAAAAGAACTAGAAACCGCGATCAGCGGGAACCCCGAGGCGCTGTTAAAACTGCGCGAAGCCGACCAGGCGTTTGATGTCGAAATGAAAAAGCTCGATGTTGATATCCTGGAAATTGCGGCCAAAGACCGAGACAGCGCGCGCCAGTTGGCGAAAGATACGACTTTGCTGCCGCAGATGGTGCTGTCGGCGGTGTACGTTATCGCTTTCGCGGTGATACTGGTGGCGGTCATTACCGGTAAGGTTGAGCTGGCCGGCTTTCAGCAAAACATGGCCAACATGCTGATCGGTATTCTATCGGCGGGCCTGGTGCAAATTATGAACTTCTTTTTCGGCAGTTCCGCCGGATCGAAACAAAAAACCGAGAAGCTGGCCAATGGAAAATGAAATCATGCTGGTGCTGGTTACCGCCGCAATAACTGGTGCGTTATCGACGGTCGGTACCGTGATTGCGTTGCGCGTTCACATCGGGTATCTGCGTGACCATATCGACAAGATCGAAGCAAATTTGACTCGCGTTCACACGCGCATCGACAACCTGATCGTTGCGAATGCGCGACCACTTGAGGAGTAAACACAATGAGCGGACACATCGGGCACGGCCCATATGAACCGAAAGCGCCGAAAGCGCCGAAAGAAACAAAGTTGAAACAAGCCTACAAGGATAAAAAAGACCCGAAGAAGGAAGGCGCGCCGACCGGCACTAAGGCTGTTCCAGGCGTAGCACCGAAAAAGAAAGCGGCGGCGAAAAAGAAAGCCAAATAATGGCGAAGGTTGCACTAAAGATAGGGATGGCGGGCAAGGATGGCATGGGCGACGAGGCGATCATGCGGGCGTCGGCTAATCGGGCGAATACGAAGTATACGCCGGAAGTTGCCAGGGTGATCTGTGAACGGATCATGGCGAAGGAAACGCTGACGAAGATTTGCAAAGATCCTGCCATGCCGTCGATCCGCACGGTCATTCGCTGGTTTGCCGATCCTGAGCGCGCGGACTTTCGGGATATGTACTATTACGCGCGCCGGGTTTGTGCGGAAATGCTGGTCGATGAAACGATGGACATTCTCGATGATAACAGCGAGGACTGGATACAGACGTTCAACAAAAACGGCGAACCAAACGGTTGGAAGCCGAACCACGAAACCGCGGCGAATAAAAAACTGCGAATCGATACGATCAAGTGGTTTGCTATGAAAATGATCCCGCGGATTTACGGTGAAAAGCTCGAGGTCGAACACGGCGTGACCGGTGACCTGGCTGATTTAATCCGTCAATCGTCAAACCAGAGCAGTGGCCTACCGACGCCGGTGAATGATTGATGGATACAAAGAAACTGGCTGATCCCTGGTGGCGGTTGAACAACCTGTACAAGATCAAGGATAAACAGGGTAACGTCATCAAGTTCAAGCCGAACTGGGCGCAAAAGCACCTCTACAATAACATGTGGTTTTTGTCGATTATCCTGAAAGCGAGGCAGCTCGGGATGACGACATTCATCCAGCTTTTCATGCTGGACCGGGCGTTATTCAACGACAATATCAGTTGCGGAATCGTCGCGCACAACAAGGAAGACGCCCAGGCGTTTTTTGCCGACAAGATCAAGTTTGCTTACGAGAACTTGCCCGAAGACCTGAAAAACCAGCTACGCGCGGAAAGCGATACAACGAAGTCGCTGACGTTTAGTAACGGTTCGCGGATCAGCGTCGGTACATCGCTGCGATCCGGTACCTACCAGTATGTGCATATCTCCGAGTTCGGAAAGATGTGTGCCAAGTTCCCTGAGAAGGCGGCGGAAGTCATCACCGGCACGTTGAATACGATTGCGCCGGGCCAGATTGCGTTTATCGAGTCGACCGCCGAAGGCCCGTTTGGCGAGTTTTACGAAATGTGCAAGGCGTCGGAAGACCTAACTGCAGCCGTCGATAACGAGCAAACCACGTTTACGAAGCTTGACTGGAAATTCTTTTTCTACCCCTGGCACAAGCACCCGGATTACGTCTTACATGAAAGCGTTGAAATCCCTGAAAAGGCGATGCTGTATTTCAAGGAACTGCGCGAGGATCACGGTATTGACCTGAAACCGGAGCAAAAAGCCTGGTATGTTAAAAAGTCGTCCGAGCAGGGCGATATGATGAAACAGGAATACCCGGCGACCGCAGCCGAGGCGTTCGAACGTTCAACCGAGTTAACCATCTATGGCAAACAATTGCGTCAGGCCAGGGTCGACAAACGAATTTGCAAACTACCCATCGTGCGCGGTGTTCCGGTCAATACTTTTTGGGATATCGGTCGTAATGATTCGACGGCGATTTGGTTCCATCAACACGTCGAAGCCCGTCATCATTTTATCTATTATCTGGAAGGTCGGCTGGAAAATCTCCCCTACTACGTCTATCAGCTAATGGACCTGAAAGAGGACAATCACTGGAATTACGGCACGCACTACCTACCGCACGACGTGGCGGTTGTTGACGTGTCCGAGATTATGAATCGTTCCAGGCGCGAAGTGCTTGAAGATGCTGGCTTACGGCCGATTCGAACCGTACCGAAAATTCGTTACCTGAACGACGGTATCGAAATGGTGCGGCGGATTTTTGATAGCTGTTACTTTGACGAGGAAGGTTGCGAACAGGGCTTGCGGGCGTTGTACGGTTACGAATGGTCATGGGATGATCTAAACAAAACGACGCGCGAAACACCGGCGAAAAACTGGGCTAGGCATGGCGCGGATGCGTTTCGACAATTCGCGCAAGGCTACCGTGGCGATAAGTCGAGTTGGGCCGAGCAAGCGGCGGCGGCTGGACATATTGGCGGAAAGGGCAGAAAATACGCGCAAGCACGGGGTCGCCGAGGCGTGCTAACTAATCCATCACTCGATCACGTGGTATAGATATGGGCGTTAGAGGCGGACAAGCAAACTCACCGAGCCGTAGTAACACCGGCGGCCGATATCGCGGTACAACCGGCGGCACGGCGAACCGCGGCACACAATCCTCATTACAAATGGGCGGCGGGCACACCCGCAGCGACTCAAACCGTCGTGAATCCGGTCGGCACAACGACCAGGAAATGAGCGAAAGCCAGGTCGTCGGATTTCTCGGGCGAAAAATCTGGCAGGCCATGAACGACGAAGACGGGGATATTTCCGATCTTCGCAAGGAAAATTTCAACTATTACATCGGTACGGAATACGGCAACGAACGTGCCGGCTATTCCAGTTTCGTTACTCGAGAAGTCCTGGAAACCATCGAATGGGTTTTGCCGTCGGTGCTGCGGGTATTTCTCGGTGGCGACAAGGTAGCGGTGTTTGACCCGGTTAGTGCGGATGACGAGTCCGCCGCCAAGCAGGAAACCGATATCACGAACTATTTCGTGATGAAAAAGAACCGCAGCGGCGAGGGCGGCTTTTTGTCACTCCATCACTGGATGAAAGATTGCTTGATGTACCCGAACGGGTATTTGAAAGCTTACATGGAAGAAAAGACCCATACCGACATCGGCGTTATGACCGGTTTGTCGCCTTACGGGGTGCAAATGGTCGTCGACAACCCTGAGCAGGAAATCCTTGAGCAGCGTTCACGTATGGTGCGCATGGAACGCACTGTTCCCTGGCAACCGCCGATGCAAAACCCGCAACAACCACCAGGGCCGCCTGGAATGCCACCAGGCCAGCCGCCTGGAATGATGCCGGGGGCCACGAATAACATGATGGGCGACCCAGCGCCAATGTCACCGGGTGGCCAGCCGAATCCGAACGATCCGCCGCCAATGGGGCCGCAAGGTTTGCCTGATAACGTGGTACCGATGGGCGGTGATTATGAGGAAGTCGAAGTTTTTGACCTGAAAGTCAGAACGACAAAGCAGATCATGGAACTGCGCATCGATCCCGTACCGCCTGAGGAATGCTTGGTCGACAATGATTGCGTCGACCTGAACCTGGATCGTGCGGATTTCGTGTGCCATCGCGTGCGCAAACCCTATACCCAATTAGTCGAAGAGGGCTTTGACCCGGATGAACTGGATCAGGTCGGACTCGGCGAGGACTACCAGTGGAATGATGAACGTGTTAACCGCCTTTTCTACGAGGATGAAGACCCTGACGCAGAAGATGAAGATGATCCATCAATGCGTACCTTTTGGGTGCATGAGTGTTACGCTTGGTTTGATTTTGACGGTACAGGACTGGCTCAACATCGAAGAGTCATCCTCATCGGTGACCGGGTTTTCGAGAACGTCGAAATAAACTATCAACCGATGATTGCGATGTCGGCGGTGCTCATGCAGCACAAGCATACCGGTATGTCGTATGTCGAAATTGTGAAAGAGCTGCAAGTGCTGTCTTCGGTGCTGACTCGGCAATTGCTGGACAATACCTACAAGATCAACGTGCGCCGGAAGGTGTTCAGCGAAGACGCGCTGACCGAAGACGGATCGACGATGGAAGCAATCCTAAACACCCAAGCTGAATTCATTCCGGTGCGCGGCCCTGCGCAGGCAGCTTTCGTGCCCGAGCCGACTCAATCGATTATCGGCGACATTTTGCCCGTCATCGAATACGCGAAAAACCAGGTTGCGATGCGATCCGGTGTTACGCCGGAATCGGGCGTATCGGCGAACGACCTCCAGGAAGTGCGTCAGGAAGTGTTTTCTAACGCCCTCGATCGAGCGAGTCAGCGGATCGAAATGTTAGTGCGGATTTTTGCCGAAACCGGTTACCGCCAGTTAATGCTGAAAGTTCACCAGCTACTGCGCTCGCACTGGGATATGGCGACCGCGATCAAATTGCGCGGTGAGTGGGTCGAGGTTGACCCGTCAGGCTGGCGCGACCGTACCGATATGACAATCAATGTCGGTTTGGGTTTCAACACGAAACAACAGCAAATGGGAATGCTGGTGCAATTGCTTTCCATGCAGAAAGAAGCTGCAAGCCAGGGGCTTGCCAGGCCACAGGAAATTTACAACTCACTCGAAAAGCTGATTCATGCTGGCGGACTGGGCGATGTCCGTCAATACTTCGTGGATCCAGACTCCGAAGATTACCAACCGCCGGAACCGCCGCCTGATCCAAATATGATTCTGGCCCAGGCACAAGCCCAGGCGTTGACCCAAGAACAGCAACGCAAGGGCGCTGAATTCCAGATCGAAGCGCAAAGCAAGCAAATGACCGCGCAACTGGAATTTCAGAAAAATCAGGCGGAAATGGCGGACAAGCAAGCCGACCGAGCTGATAAAGCTGCGGATCGCGCGTTGAAAGAGCGTGAGATTGCTATCAAGGAAGCTGAACTGGTCCGCGCCGGCGATATGTCGCAAGCGGAAATTGACAACAAGCGCGCTGATACGCGTGAGAAAGAAGCCAAGGCTGACAAGGCAATGGCCGAAGCGGCCGGCGTGATGATCGAGAACAGTGAAACCTTCCAGAAAGCGCTGCGGATCGTTTCGGAAGGCGCGGAATTGAATACGGGCGGGGAGCTATCCGCCAAACTGGAACCACCAGAGGATGACGACAATGGGGAAGATGCAGGATCAACTGGATCGGAAACCGAAGGAACAGAATAACGGCAGCACCATGACGTTCCAGGTCGGGCAACCCGAGGTAACGGTGCGCGTACCTGAAATCAAAGTGCCAGAAATCAAAGTACCCGAATCAAACGTGAACGTTGATATGTCCGCGGTTGCAACGGCGATTGAAAGCCTCGCGCAAACGATGGCGCAATTGGCGGCTCAGAATCAGGTGATGTTGCAGGAATTGGCTGTTTCTAACAAATTGATCGAAGAACTTGCGAAAAATGTGCCAAATGTGGAAGTTAAAGCGCCGACGGTGAAGCTACCGCCCAGGCCGCGAGAATACGACGTTATGTTTATCGAGGACGAAGACGGGGTAGCAGGGATGAAGATCAGAGCGAATTTGCCGAATTAGGCAAATAGGGCGGTGCAGTGGTATATTCTGCACCGATTGTAACAACCGCAACAATGAGGTACTAAAATGCCTGGTAACTACGGCAGTAAAATGGGCGGTTCTACCAAGTCCACCGCGCGCAGTGCGCCGATGGAAAACAAGACGGGTAATTATGGCAAGGCTATCGGTGACACCGGTGCCAGGTCGAAGAAAGGCAATCGCCGTACTCGTCAAGCCGCCGACCGTTACAAGTAACGGTGCAGCCGGATCGCCATAACGCGCATATCCGGCGGGGTCCGGCCTCCCGGCGTCAGTCGCCCGAAGTTAAGGCCGACGAAGCGGAACGGTTGTTTAACGATCCTGCGTTCAAACGCGGGTTCGATGGAACCGAAAAAGCCATCGTCGAACTGATAGCGACATCGAAACACGACGGAAGCCCGGAATTTGAAGCCTGTGAACGGGAAATGTGTCGAACGCTGCGGACGTTACGTAGTTTGAAGCGCGCGATACTTATCACGATTCAAGGGCAAAAACTAAGGGTCGCGGATTTCAAGCCCATAGACCCGGATCAAGACCAGGAGCAAGCGAATGGCAGTTAGTCAATCTCCGACGCCCAGTAATGGGAATGAGGAAGGCACTGATTTACGTTCCGTAGCGCAGAACATCGAGGGGTTACTCGATTCAGACGGGCAATACAACCCAGGCGGAAAAGCGAGTCGCGCACTCGACCCTGAAAGCTATGAAAAATCTGAACCTGAACGCGATCCAGAAACCGGCCGGTTTGCTAAAGCTGCCGAACCAGCCGAAGAAGTAGAACCTGAACAGGAAGTCGAGCCTGAACAGGGAGCAGCAAGCGATGAACCAACCGAGGACGCCGAAGGCGACACCGACGAGGTTCTAGCAGATTCAGCAGTCGACGAAGATCAAGAAAATCCGGAAGAAACCGACGAACCTATTCGAACCGTAGCCGAATTGTCAGAGGCACTTGGGTTAACTCGCGAAGAGTTCCTGGAGTCAATCACTGACACGTTTGGCGCGGCGGGTGAAGAAATAACGGTCACGCTTGCGGATCAACTCAAGGGCTTCCAGAAAGATGCTGATTACCGACGTAGTACAACCGATCTAGCAAATGATCGACGCCAGTTTGAGTATGACCAGACTCAACGGATGCAGGAGTTCGAACAACATCACCATACAATGGCTGCGCATGTTAGCGCGGTCGAAGCGGTGCTGTTGGAAAAACTCAACAATCCGCAAATGGCTGAGTTACGCCAAGCACGTCCGGAAGAATGGACTGCTTTGCAAATGGAACTCAATCAGGACTTGGCGAAGATTCAGCAAGTTCGGCAGGAAGCAGCGCAACAGTACATGCAGCATAAGCATAACCAGATGATTGAGCTGAAAGGTCGAGAACTGCAAGCGCTCCAACGTGAGCGGCCAGATTTCGGGCAACAACACATTCAGATGGCTACTGACGCGATGCTATCCCTAGGGTACTTGCAGGACGAAGTGAACCAGGTATTCGACCATCGGTTGATCCTGGGCGCGCTCGAGCTGCATGATTTGCGCAACAAGGTTGCCGAGTACGAGGAAGTAATGGCACGGGCGAACAAGACGGTCCAGACCGTCAAAAAGACCGTTCCAAAACTGACAAAACCCGGTAAACAGCGTTCGGGCAAATCAAGTGCCGCTTTGAAACGGGATAACGTTGCGAAGCTGAAAAGTCGTGCGGCTAAAACCGGCGATGTACGCGACGCGGCTGCGGTAATTGAGCATTACATTGAATGAGGTAGTCAAATGAGTACAACCAACTTTGACCGCTTCGACCTGGCAACCGAAGGTGACAACGTCCGCGAGGACTTGACCGATGTTATTTATAATATCAGTCCCACCGAGGTGCCTTTCCAGGCGAACAGCGGACGGGGCAACGCCGATCAAACGTTGCACGAATGGCAAATTGACGAGCTCGCGGCCGTCGATACCGCTAACGCGGCAATCGATGGTGCGGATTTCGGAACCGATAGTTCCGATCCCGCGCAGCGTATCGGCAACTTTGCGCAAATCTCGATCAAGTACATCGCGGTATCGCGTCGTGCAAACATCGTCAACAAGGCAGGTCGTCGCTCTGAACTCGCGTATCAAATCGCGAAGAAGGGCAAGGAACTGCGGCGTGACGTTGAAGCAATCGCCACTCTGAACCAGGCAGCCCTGGCCGGTAACTCCACTACCGCCTCGTTGACTGGTAGCCTGGGCGCGTGGATTGCAACCACGACCGACCGAGGCGCTGGTGGCGCCGATCCTGCGCTGTCCGGCGGTACGTTTGGTCAACCGACCACGGCAGCAACGGACGGCACGGTTCGCGCGCTTTCCGAAGCAAGCGTTTTAGCCTTGCTCCGCGATGCCTATATCGAAGGCGGTAACCCGAACATGATGATGTGCGGGCCTACCGTTAAACAACTGTTCTCGAACTATATGTTCACGAGTTCCGCCCGGATCGCCACACAGCGTCAGGATCAGGGACCGGTGAACCGTGGTGGTGTTTCAGTTGTTGGCGCCGTCGACGTTTACGTTTCGGACTTCACCGTCATTGACGTGGTTCCGAACCGTTTTCAACGGGAACGGGATTTCTGGATTCTGGATTCAGAATACTGGGAATTCTGCTACCTGGACGGTTATAAAACCGAAACCATCAGTAAGATCGGTGACGCCGAGCGTCGCCACATTCTGGTTGACTGGTGCTTGGCTTCTCACAACGAAGCAGCTAGCGCAGTTTTCGCAGATGTGGACGAAACTACAGCGATGGTAGCGTAATCAATCCGTAAGCGGAGGCAGTGGGCGGGTCCGCCCGCCCACTCAATCCCGCAGGAGTAAATTGAATGTCCTACATCAAAATTAAGCAGTTAAACGAGCGGGTCGCCACAGCGGGCCTTTTTATGGGTGAAGCAGAAGCCCCGAAATTTCGGCGTAAGCTGGAACCGGGCGAAATCGTCGAGATTCCCGACGATATGACAGTCAAGATCATCACGGACGACGTGAACTTGCTGGATATGCTGCATGAAACCGGGCACATCGATATTGTGCCTTCTTCCTTCACACCGACCCGACCGCTGGACTACGACAACCGTCGTGAAGCTAAAGTTTGTTCGCCGACATTCAAACCGCGTGATCCTACCGACGCGCGGGATATGGACCGAGCGCGTGCCAAATATGCGGCACGGTTGAATGAACTGTATTCGTCGCCTCAGTCGGAAAATCCCGATCAGGACTCGCCCGACGATGACGATTCGCACTCGAAACAGAAACCGCCCGTAACGCGGCGGGGTATGCGTCGAGCGCGTGCAGAGGCAGCCAAACATGGGGAAGCGCATACTACTTGATGTATCGCCGACAGGTATACAGCACAGTGTCGAAGTAGACGAAGATGGTTTCTACTACGAGGAACATACCCCTAGCGTAGTCGAGAACGAAATTCTCGATGAATGCTCGCGCTTGCGCGGGCTAGCCCAAAACCGAACCGGTAATTTTAAGTTCGCCGGTAAAATACCCCTGAATACTCATGCTGCCTGGCGGAAGGAATGGCAGCAAACCGCCGCGGATAAAATGACGTGGCCAACTTTCCTGGCAATCAAGATGAACAACCGCGATAACAAGAAGTTGCGAGTCGATGATGGCGCATTGCCGACCACGTCTAATCTGAGGATGATATGACCACGATTTCTCAGTTACAGGTTAGCGTCGACTCCTGGTTGGTTCGTAACGATGTCGCGGTTACTGGATCCGATTTTAACCAGATTTTGCTGATCGCAGAATCCAGTATCGCTCGAAATTATCGCTTTCTGGTTCAGGAAGTGACAACGACCCTGACGTTCACGGGTCGATCAGAAGATTTGCCTGCGGACTTTCTGGAAGTTCGTAACCCATTCATAGATGACAATATCCGAAAATTCGAATACCAGACGCCGCAGGCAATCCGAGAAAATAGCGCTTGGGCAAACGGTCGAGCCGGGGCGTTTTACACACTCGAGGGAAGCGAGGACACGGTTAATAACCCGGCGGTTGACGACCGGGTCAAGATGACTATTGCCGGGCCAGCGTCGGCGAGCTCACCCCTATCGGTTGACGTGAACTACTATCGGAGATTCCCTGCGCTTGATACCGGCACGCCGACAGATTCGAACTGGTTGTTAACGCAGCATTATGACGTGTACCTGTATGAAACCTTGCACGCGGCAGCGGTGTACCTCCAGGAAAGGGAACTCGCGGCCGATTATCTGGGGCTGTGCCAGGGTTTACGTAATGAGTTCAAACTGCAAGAAAATCGCAAGCGCTTTGCTGCCGTGCCGAAACAGGCTTACGCCAACCCGAGGGGTGTTGTATGACGGTCCCGCAGGAAGTCCCGTTTGGCGAATGGTTACCCGACCTGCCAGCGCATAACAACCCTGGTGCGTTGATTGCGTTAAACGTGATCCCGCAGTTGAAGAGTTATCGCAGCCTGAATTCGCTCGCTTCGTTTTCCAATGCGTTAACAGGGGCTTGCTTGGGCACGTTCTGGGCGCCGGCAGCTAACGGCGACATATTCAATTTCGCCGGCGACACGTCTGCACTCTATAACCTTGTTTCCGGCACAACCTGGACCGATATCAGCGGCGTCAGTGCGCCTTACACCGCATCGAACTGGGAATTTACCAAGTTCGGTGAAACGATTCTGGCGGTCAATGACGATGACCCGATGCAGAAATACGAAATGAATGTTGACGCGGTGTTTAGCGATCAGCCTGGAACCCCGCCGGACGCTGCGCACATCGCGACCGTTCGTGATTTCGTAATGATCGGCGATATACCGAGTCAGGGGCCGAACTTCGTGCGCTGGTCAGGCTACAATAACTCTGAAATATGGGACCCGTCGATTCGCACTCAGTCGGATTTCCAGGAACTTTTCGGGCGCGGTGGCCGCGTTCAACGGATCGTTCCAGGCGACTATGCGGTCATCTTCACCGAACAATCGATCTGGCGCGCGGACTATGTTGGCCCGCCGGTTATCTTCCAGTTCGACGAAGTCGACCAGAAACGCGGTACGCCGGCGCCGAATAGCGTTATCTGGCAAGGTTCGCACGTGTGGTATTGGGGTTGGGACAACTTCTATTATTTCAACGGCAGAGAGTCGAAGCCAATCAGTAACAACAAAGTTTCGCGGTGGTTCCAGTTGAATGCTTCAAGTGACGCCTGGGATTCGATGCGGGGTGCCTTAGATCGGCTAAATCGACTTGTTATCTGGGCTTTTCGGACAAATGCGGCGAATTCGATCAATAACAACCTAATTATTTACAACTGGGCGGCAAATAAATGGTCGTATGCGGTGATCGATACGCAAGTCATCGACGAATACGTATCGCCCGGTTTCACGCTCGACGACCTTGACGGGCCGTTACCGGGCGGCATCGATGCGGACTCAATTCTGGTGGATTCCAGCCAATTCCAGGGCGGCGGCATTAATATCCAGGCGTTCAACGCGTCGAACGAGGCGGCGACTTTCGACGGAACGCCGCTCCAGGCAACCATCGACACGAAAGAATTGAGCAGCCCGACGCAACAGCGGATGATGGTGAATTCACTGCGGCCGATGATCGAGGCAACCGGTTCGACGACGATTAACATGCAGGTCGGCACTCGAGACCAGTTAACCGAAAACCCGTCGTTTACGATGCAGCAAGGGCAGAACGGTATCAACGGCGAGGTCAACGTGCGGGTGAACTCAAGATATCAGCGCTATCGGTGTATCATCGACGGCGGTTTCGACCACGCTAACGGCGTGAAAGCAAACGTAAGACAAGCGGGGCGCAGGTAATGAGCGGTCAAGGTTTTGGCGGTGGTTGGGGCAACCCGATAGGGCAGCTACCGACGAATATGCAAAGCTATATCGGCGGTTCGGGGCCAATGGACCAGAGCGATCCGGCAGGGATGAACGCATCGTTGCCCGGGGCTGAGGTTCAAGACACCGCAGGCGCCTTTCAGGATACGCTACAACAGGATAACTACGGCGGCGCGGCGTGGCCTGGTTTCGGCTACGGCGGCATGCCAGGACGCTACCAGGGCGGCTACGGCGGCTCGATGGGCGGGATGGGTAACTACGGCTTCGGCGGTGGCGGCTTCGGTTACGGCGGTTACAGTCCGTGGGGCTACGGCCCAGGCAGTTACTCTCCGTGGGGCGCGGGCAGCATGGGCTACGGCGGTGGTTCTGGAATGTATGGCGGGCCAATGCGTCCGTTTAGCGGGTTTGGCGGTGGTTTTGCGCCTCACCAGACGTGGGCGCAGAATGCGGCAGGCGGCCCAGGGTTTGGCGGCATGTATTCGCCTTTTAGCCCTTCCAGTATCCCGTTCTGGCAAGCTCCGAAACCGCCAACTAGGCCCACGCCGGCGGCGGTTAACACCGGTCACGGCGGAGGAGGACCGGCCAGGTGACCGATGCGGCTGAAAAAATGAATGATGGGATACCTATCGGCGGCGTACCGTCCGAGCACATCATGGTTGTCTGGGACAAGGTCGAGCCGTTGTTAGCGCGCGTCGTCAAACCGGAAACCGGTCACACGCTCGACAGCGTGCGCGCGGATCTGTTTATGTCCAAGTCACAGCTCTGGGTTGTCGGCGACTTTCAGGGCGTTATCATAACGACCATCGAAGAACGGCCGGCGCATCGAGTGCTGTTTACGACGTTCCTGGCCGGCGATCACATGGATGATTGGTTGAGTGACTGGATCGATATCCAAGATCAATACGCGCAACACAACGGTTGTGTTGCAGTCGAATTTGCGGGGCGTAAAGGCTGGAACAAGATCGGCGAAAAACGCCCCGAGTGGAAGCCGATACGAACTATTTTCAGGCGGGAGTTTTAATCATGAGCGGCGGCAGTAAGAGCAGCACACAAAAAACAGAACCTTGGGCGGGGCAACAGCCGTATTTAAGAGATCTGTTTAAACAGGCGAAAAAGATTTACCGGAAAGGTTACGGGCAAGAATACTACCCCGGCCAAACCGTGGCACCATTCAGCCCTTATACTGAACAAGGTTTGCAGAGTATGGGGCAGTTCGGCGCCATGCAATCGCCGCAACAAATGGCGATGGGCAATTGGCTTAACCAGTCGATGTCGAACCCCTACGGCATGGCGGGCCTAGGTATGGATTATGTTGGCGGCGGGCAATTTGTTCCCGGCGGCGGATTCGGCGAGTCTACGTTACCAGGAGGCCAGCCGCCAACGCCTTACTTTAGCGGTAATCCGCATCTTGATCAGATGTTTAATACCGTCGCGCAGCGGTCAGGCGAACAATTTGCCGAGCAAACGATGCCTGAAATCGCCTCGATGTTTGGCGGGGCCGGTCGAACGGGCAGCGGCATCCAACAGGAAATCGTTGGGCAGGCGGTTGATGATTTCAATCAAAACTTGATGCAGCAAGCGGGTGACATTTACGGCCGAGCCTACGAAACCGGTATGGATCGCGATCTGGCGCGCCGTCAGCTTGGCGCCGACATCGGTATGCAAGGTGCGGCAATGGCGCCGACCTACCAGCAAATGCAGATGAACCAGATCGATCAGATGATGCGCGCGGGCGCACTAACCGAAGACCAGGCACAGCGGTTGATGGATGCGCAGAAAGCCCAGTTTGATTTTTACCAGCAAGCGCCCTGGCAAGCGTTGGGACAGTACGGAAACATTATTCAAGGTATGCCGGGGGGTTATGGTACAACCACAGGAACCCCGGCGCGTGGCAGCCGTTTGCAAGGCGCAGCCGGTGGCGCGGCGGCTGGTTCGACGTTTGGACCGTGGGGCACAGCCATCGGCGCCGGCTTAGGCTATCTGGCGAGTTAACGAGGATAATATTATGATGAATCCACACGCAGGCATGCCCACAGGGCTAACTCAGTCCGCACCGTCGCCACAACAGGCGCCGGCGGGACCGCTCGGATCCTGGAACAACCCGTTTACGTTGAGCGGGATTCTCGAAGACCCGTCGCAACTGAACCAATTGAATCAAAACCCGATGTGGCAGTTCGGAATGGGACTACTTGCGTCGACTTACGATGCTAACGTCAACCCGTTCACGGCGATGCAGCAAGGGCTATCCGCATCACAAGGATTTCAGAACGAGGCGGAACAACGTGAAACCCTGGAAGCGCAGCGAAAGATGCTCGAGGACTTTTTCAAGGCGCAAACGGACGAACTGAACCGGCAGCGAACACTCAGCGGCACGCGGACCGGTGAACAACCACGAACCGCGTTTGAAACAGCCGTCAGCCCGTCGGTCCGCCGTGGCCTGGGGTCGGCGGCGTTAACCGGGCAGAACGAAGACCTTTACCGGCGTATGGCGTGGCGTGAAATTTTAGGTAAATAATCATGGCAAACGGTTTACTGGCTCCAATGCCGAACGTGGCGCAACCGCAGCAAGCGGCAAACGACACGTTACAGCAAATGCAAATGCAAAAAGCAAATGCGCAGGGGTTACTCGTGCCCGGGCAGGGCGGAATGCAGCAAGCGCAGCAATACATGAATCCTGAGTCGATCAGCCAGTTGTACGGCATCCTCGCGCAAGGCGCAACCGACCCGCAACAGCTCGGGGCGCAATACATTAGCGCGATGCAAGCGCAACAGCGGTCAGACCCGTTGCAAAACGTCATGCAGTTGTTCGGCAAAATTAACCCGCACGACTACAGCCCTCAGTCGATCCAGAAGTTTTACAATCACTTGATGCAGACCGGTGAACCGCGTTACGACTTTCTCGCTGAACGTGAACGATTGAGTTCGACCGAAGAAAAAGCGTTGCTGGATTCTTACAACGAAATGACCTCAGCCAGCAGTGCGCTTGCAAACATCGGTAACTTAGCAGAACGGTTTCAAGGTGCTATCGGCGAGTATCGGCAAGGTTTATACGGCACGCTGGATAGCTGGTACAAGAAATCTATTTCAGGCGATCAGGACGATCTGGACTTGCTGAAACAGCAATACATTCAGCTCCGTAACGAGCAGGTCATCAAAAACCTGCCTCCAGGCGTGGCGTCGGATCGCGACATTGCCATCGCTCAGGAAGGTTGGCCGCCGCCGAATGCGAACGCCGAATACATCGCATCATTCCTGCGCGGCGTGCAAAAGATGCAGGTCATCAAGTACGCTTCGGCCATGCACCGGAACAACTACATTAGCGCAAATCAAAACATGCGTTTCATGGGCCAGGACTGGGGTTCGAAAGCTGATCTGTACACGCTCGAATCGATGCGTGCGAACGGCCTAGAACCGAACTTGATCGATACGGACGAAACGCCGCAACAGTACGCACGTCGGATGCTGCGTGGCGGCACGACGGATCGAGTCGGCGGGCAGCCTGACCTGATTCCGAGCGGTGGGTTTGTGGAGTTTGAAGGCAAGCGCTTGGATCAGATGGATTTCGAAGAGCGGGATGCTGCGCGCGATAAAATGCTGGATCAAATGTTAGGTAAAGACTAATGGCCGAACCGAAGTATTCGTATAACGAATTGCGAGACGCCGCGAAAATGGCGATGGACCGCGGCGATCAGGGTATGCTCGATCATATCGTCGGCAAGATTAAAAACCGCGATTACAAGGATGAACAAAGCGATGTGGTTTCGGCCGGTATCGGTTTTTCTCAGGGCGCCACGCTCGGGTTTGGCGATGAGATTGCGGCAGGGCTGCGCGCGACACTTGAAGGCCAGCTCGATCCGCTGATTTTTGCAACCGAACAGAGCATACGCCGCGGCCTGGGCGACGAAGATCAGCCCGAAGAATGGAAAAATATGTCATTCGGCGACCTATACGGTCAACGCCGTGAATTGTTTTGGGAAGGTTCGGACTGGATGGATCGCTACAAAGCGGCCCTGGGTAGCGGTCGCGGTATGCTCGAGACTGCACGCCGTGAGGATCCGTGGATTACCGCAGGCGGCGAGCTCGCCGGTGGTTTGTTACAAGGCGGACGCGGTGCGGCGAAATCATTTGCCACAGCGGGCAAAGAAGGTTTCAAGGAAGGGCTAAAGGAAAGCATGAAACTCGGCGGAAAGTACGGCGCGGCTTACGGTTACGGGTCGTCCGAGGCCGACCCGATGGCGGCGCTGCTCGCCGGCGAGAATTTTAGCGAAACTGCCAGCGAGGCATTCGAGGCGCTGAAAGATACCGGCGAATCCGGTGCGGCGGGCGTCGCGTTTGGCGGCATGTTTCCGGTCATCGGCGCTGGTTTGCGCAATATGGCGCGTTTCCTGACCCGCTCGGGCACGAAGAACGTGCGCCTGAACGAAGCTGGCCGCCGGCAAATCGCCGAAGCGATCGAGGAAGACCTGGTTTTGCGCGATATCACCCCCGAACAAGCGATAAAAGAAATCAACGCCACGCCTGGAATGACGCTTGCGGACCTGGGGCCGAACGTCCAGGCGCGTATGGAACAGCTTGTTACGTCGGGTACGCGATCCGGCAAAATACTCGAGGACTTCCTGGAAACCCGTGTCGCCGGGCAATACGACCGGATTGTCCCGTCGATGTCGAAGGCGCTCGGCCTGAAAGGTGAGCCGTCAATGTTCCACCACCATGTTCAAAAACTGCTCGACAGCGCTGAGGAAGCCGCGACGCCGTTGTATCGCGAAGCCTATACGTCTGATATCACGCTGACGCCGCGAATGATCAATATCCTGAACAATACCGGTACGGGAAAAGCGGGCCGTAAAGAGGCCATAGCGTTAGCCGAAGAGGCTTTGGAAGACATCGGATCGAAACTCCGCCGCGATGACTTGGTTGTTGGCGGTAAAGTGCCGATGAAACACATGGATTTTGTGCTACGCGGTATGGATGGGCACGTCGACGGGTTGTTCCGATCCAAGGGCGCCAAACGTAGCCGTGCTTTCGACGCTGGCAAACGCCGGGACGATTTCCGCGCGGAGCTGTTTAAACAGAACCAGGCATTCGAGGATGCGCGCGCAGCCTGGGCTGGACCGCAGCAAAGCAAGCGGGCGCTCGAAGCCGGTAAAAGCATTTTCAAAGAAGATGCCGAGATTACCGCGACTCAGCTCGGCAAAATGAGCGAAGGCGAACGGCTGTATTACCGCGTCGGTGTTCTGAAAGCGGTCGAGGACAAGCTCGCACGTAAAAAGGATTACCAGGATCTTGTCAGCGATCTGAAAAGCGTCAAGTCGACGCGGGACGCGCTACGGGTTGCTTTTGGCAGCGATCAGAATTTCGATGATTTCATGGATCTGTTAGGCCGCGAGGCGATGATGCAGCAAACCGCCTCGCGTGCGCTCGGTAATTCGGCTACCGCCCGACGGTTAGCAGAAAAAGGCAGCGACTTCGGTGAACAGTTGGCCGCCCTTGGCGGTTACGGCGTGTCCCTGAGCTTCGGCGGGTGGGTTCCGCCTAGCATCGGTGGTTATCTGTCTCGGCGCGGCTACCAGGCATTTGATCCGCAGCGGCAAGCCACAGAAGCCTACAAGCAGATCGCAGGCAATCAGGCTGGTATGCTAATGGGTTCCGATTTACAGCAAGCCTTGCAAAAGCAAACGCTCGGCGGTTTGCTCGATACTGGCGTACCGACCAGCACCGTTCCGTTGACCGGCGCGGCGGCTACTACCGGCCTCCTGAATCCAGAAACGCAGTACGGTCTATGAGTTTCAATATAAGCCATGCGCAGGGCGAACTACTGGCCCAGGTTCGGCCGGGAGTGACCACGCCCGTTACTGCGGTTACGGCTGACGCGCTGCGCATTGAAATCACGCTGATTACCGCCGCCATCGACCCGACCGCGGTGTTGTCTACCGCCGGTCAGACCGATGTTGCGGTCTATCACGATGACGACGGGACCACCTATGATCAGACCTCAATCATCTTGTCGGAAACCCGGCTGCAGTTATTGCAGGACAGTATTTTATTCCAGGCGCAGCACCCTGGTTCCGGCATACATATCCTTCCAGGCGGAAATCTGGCCGTTGAAACCGCAGACGCCAACGATGTTACCTTCTCAATCTACGGTATTACTGAGACTCGCGCCGAACGCGTAGTCGGGCGGTAGCCGTGGCGCTGTCAGATATCGCGCGCGAAGTCCGCAAGTGGCGGCAGCTCGTTTGGGGTAACTACGATCCTAACCTAGGGTCGCTCGATGATGTCCCGCATTCGGACGGATCAGGCGGGATAACTTGGAAAGCTGCCAGCGGTGGCGGTGGTGACGCCACGCCGACCATCACTTACGTCACGTCGTCCAACGCATCGTTCACCCCGCAAGCCGATACCGCCGAGATTGAATTTATCGCGGTCGGCGCAGGCGGT